CCGCCAACAATGGTGAGTTGTATTTTCTTCCCAACGGGTAAGGCAAAAGGTATCGCATAGGTGTAAACTTTATCCGGTGTTAAGGCCGCAACTAGAGCGTCAGCAGCGGCAACTAAAGTGATAACTGTGGTTGTGTCTGTTTGGACGGAAATACCGGTGATTCCGCCTGTATCATCCGCCACGCTCACATGAGGCAGTGTAAGGCTGAAATATTCGACATAAACCGAGCCGCCGGTTGCGGTGAATAAATCTCTCGCGCCCGCGCCATTGTGCAGATCAACCGTTCCCGGCTGTACAACGGAGTTGACTGAATAGGCGATCCAATTCGTGCCGTCATAGCATTTAAATAAAGTGCCGGTATCGTAGGCCCAGAAGTATGAGCCAGGAGGAATATCATCCGTGGGTTTTGTATCTGTGGAGAGGCCGATAAATCTTTTGATTCTTGTTTCGTAAATGACCGCCATGATTCCCTCCTAATATTATGGGAATGGCGGGGACTTTCACCCCGCCTTAGTATTGTTACAGTTTCGCTGTTACATAAGCTCCATCAGACATCGGGGTATAGAAAATCGAGAATTTCACGGTTGCCGTTCCGGTAATGCTGGCAGTTGCCGTATTGATTCCAATCGTACCCACTCCCGCATCTACGCCGACAATCTGCGGGATACGGGCAACATCCGTAATGCCCGGTGTTGCCGTGAGAACTGTTGCTGTTGCAACGGCTCCGCCTATCCATGCAATTCTTTCACCTACCGCCAACTGTGCGAGCGACGCGCTTGCTGCTGATAATGCGGCGACGGCTATCACTGGAGATGTTGATGTGTATGTATAATACAGAACGCAGGCATGATTGGAAAAGGCGGCTACTGCCACTTCTCCGAATAATTCGTGAATCTTAATCCGACCGAATACATTAAAAATCTCTGTCTGTGTCGGACCTGTGAGCATGTAAGTTGCGGCGGCGAGAGCGGATGTATCCACACGGATACCGTTTACCAAATCGCCTATTCTTGCTATTGTGCTGGGGTTGTAATTTGCCATTTAATTTTCCTCCTCGGAAGGCTCAGTCATCTTTCCAGACCGACCTTGTTATGAGGCGGGATTTCTCCCGCCCCTGGTTAATGTTACGCGATAACAGTCGGTGTTGCCGGTGACTTATAACGAGCGCCACTCAGGATGGCGACGGCAGACATGATCGAATCACCCGTGGGGTTTGCCTGACTGAATCGGAATCCGGTATGTCCTGCCGACAACTGCGTTGATTCTAGTTCAATGATGTACATAATATTAGCCGTTGCCGTCGGAACCATTCCGGTGGTAGCCGCCGATTTCTTTACACTCATCACGTCGCCAAGTGCACCTTCGAAATCAACGATGCACTCGTAATAATCGAATACGATCTCGGTATGCACCGAAGGGGTCATGTCGCTGCAAGATTCGACCGTGATCAGGCCGTCAGCTGCGGGTGTCGCACCGTAACTGATAATAGCGGTCAGATGACTGTAATTTTCCATGCTGATGACTTTCGTGCTTTCCGCCCCTGTATGATTGGCTGGCTCCCAAAGCTGAACCAGATGCCCCGCTTCTGCTAAATTGAATCCACTCATGTTAATCCTCCTTCTTGAAAATGGGGAGGTAAGCCCTCCCCGGTTATGGGTTAGGCTCTCGCATCCAGCGTGACAAAATGACTCAGGGAATCACTGCCCTTATAGGGGGTCAGTGCTGATGCTCTTTCGGGTTGACCATCCACACGCATAACAAAACGGAAGACCGATTCGTCATAAACGAACTGAACGTGAATGCTCATGTCAGCCTGAATTCCGCCCTTTTCTGCGAGGATATATCCACCGAGGTCTGCGAAAATAATATCGCCCTTGTCGCCCAATGTCTGGCACTGTTCAATGGCAATAACCGGACGCCCAAACAGGGTTGCATAAGGTGCAGCCGTCGCGCCGCCAGCGGGCAAATAAACCGGTACGCCGCCCGTGCCGACTGCCATGCTCATCTGCATGAGTTGCGGTTCCACGTTCTGATTGATAAGCCATACGGCGTTATTCCGGGACTGCGCGAATAAGCGGGAATACATTTTGACTACGTTTTCCCAGACCAGTGTATCCGCTTTCTGTCCGCCTTCCTTAGTGACTGAAACAAGACAGCCCGCGTTCAGAATGCCCAAAGGCTGGCCTGCGCCAGTTCCGTTGATGATGGCGTCATCCAAAAGGAAACCGAACTCAGAAGGGAATGCCTTGCGAATGAAAGATTCGAGCGCCGCCGCATCCTGTAAGAGTTCATCGGTCGCGTAGCAAAGGCCGATCAGCTTCTTGAGGTTCAATTCAATCTGCCGGAATTTCGGCTTGCTGGCTGTCTTGAGGGCCGCTTCGTCTTTCCAGTATCCAACCACACCGCCGAAACGAGTTGATGCACGGGAAGTCTCATCTACGCCGTTAATTTTAATACTGTTGGAATTGCTTGAAATCTGCATTCTGCGGCAACGGGGAGCCAGAACGCCGGTCTGATAGACCTGTTGCAATAACTCGTTGCTGAAATCCTGCTGAACCAGAAATCCGCCCTGGGATGGCGTGGATTCATTGAGGCCGGTTGCAGCATTGAACAGACGCGGATCAGCATGGCCGCCGGGTTGTGCCGCCCGGACGACTGCAAACAACTGCTCGCCAATGGTTTTAAATTTCTCTTTATCCGCCTGCACTGCCGACAATGCCGGTCTGCGTTCCACTGTAACGGGCGCTGCGGGCGCATTCATGGCTGCGTTCAGAATTTCACTGTCTTCTAATGCCGCAACCATGTCCTGGGTCTGTTTAATTTTTGCGTTGATTTCGTTGATTCCACTGACTTCATCAACCGTCAGATCGCGGTTTTCGGTTGCCGCTTTTGCGGTGATGGCCGAAACGAGATCCATAGCGTCTTTTATTTCCTTCCTATACTGAGGGACTGTCTTCATTTTTTTAATCTCCTTTTTTGCTCAATAATTTTTTAGAATATGTCGCGGTCAAGTCGGATAACCCGCCCTGCATAATTTCCGGTTGTTCAACGTCCCGTTGAGTTACCGGAGGTGGATCGGATAAAGGCTGGTCAACGTCCCGCTGACTGTCCTTCAATCCTTCCGAGAGAATTGCTTTGGCCTGTTTTTGGTTAAAGCCCACGTCCCGTAAGGCTTTTTCCGCTTCCCTGGCCGTTGGTACACTTTTCTTATCTGCTATATCTTTCGGGATATGCTTGAATCCCGCCTTCGCCATAATGGGGATGAACTTTGCGCAGGCGGCCATGTCGATTTCACCGGCCACTTCATCGACAAAACCCATTTCGAGGGCTTCGTCGGCCGTCAACCACGTTTCGGCACTCATCAGATTGTCGATTTCCTTTTCGTCTTTTTTGGTTTTGGATATGTAGGTCGTGGCTATCGAGGAATTAACTTTATCCAGTTTTTCAGCAAAGTCCCGCATATCGTCGGAGTTGCCGTACACCATGCCGGATGCCTTATGGATCATGAACAGGGCATTTTCGGCCATGATCACCCTGTCACCAGCAAGCGCGATGACTGAGGCAATAGAGGCCGCCAGTCCGTCAATGTAAGTGGTCACGTTCGCCGGATGCTGTTTAAGTAAATTGAAAATCGTTATTCCGTCAAAGACAAGTCCGCCGGGAGAATTAATATGAAGGTCGATTTGTGAGGCTTTGATGTCGGATAGTTCCTTCTGGAATCCCTTTGCGGTAATCCCGCCGCCCGACCAGAAGTCCTCGCCGATCTCTTCATAAATCCAAACTTCCGCCCTCTCTGCCTTATCGATAATCTCAAACCATTTCTTCATGGTTTTTTCCCTCCTTGTGTATCGTCTGGTACCGTTCCTTTCTCCGGCGGTGCCGGTGCAGGAGCAACGGGCGGCTTACCGGCATATTCAAGACTTGTCATATTCAGCGGCACGAGATGAATATTGCCGCCCTCAACCGGGTCTTTGTCTTCCAGTTCACGCACTTCATTGATTGAGAAAACGCCACGATCCAGCATCACCGTGTAAAACGCCGCACGGCTGGCTGCATCCCCGCGCAATAAACCTTCAACGCTGTGTTTGAAGTAGTATCGCCCGCGCCCGGACAGATCGCGGTCATACTTGTCGAGTATCTGTAAGTTGTAGTTCTGTTCGAGTCGGACCAGCCACGGAAGGATAGAATCGGTTACGAACGAAATCTGCTCCGATTCGATATTGTTAAAAGATGATTTGGTTAAGTCTTTGATTTTATGCGGGGGCAGATTAAACCAACGGGCAACCTCTGTCACGGCGAATTGACGGCTTTCTAAATATTGCCCGTCCGTGTTTGGGATTGTCACCCGTTCAATTTTCATCGCCTCTTCCAACAGCATAAGGCGGTTGGATTGTCCAAGGCCATAGTAAGCCGAGGTCAGGGCTTCCCGAAGTTTAGCGGGGTCTTTTAATGTGCCGGGATGGGAAACGATAACGCCGGGATGCGTCCCGTTTTCGTAGTATTTCGCGCCGTAAGATTCCATCGCCATGCCGAGGCCGAATGACTTGCGGGCCATCGCCACGACTGAATAACCCTGGAATCCGTCAAAGCCGAGGCCGGGAATATGCAGAACCTTTTCACGCGGCAAAACAACGTCCGGCTGGTTGCCCATGTTGATCGTGTAATATACTTTCCCGCTTTCCATTCCGATGGAAACGCGGTTCGGCGTTATCGGCCAAAGTTCGACAACTTCACCGTAGCCATTGCGGACGATTTCGGCGTAACCGTTTCCCCACAGCAGAACGTGGGCCATGATTGCCTCACGGAAAGCCATGGCTGTCATGAAGGGGTTTGGGGAATCATGCAGAACGCTATAAACCGTTCTTTCGTCGGCGATTCGTTTTTTGTCGCCTTTTTTCTGCATGAGGTGAAGCGGGAGAGCGCCGATTGTACCGGAGATAAGAGAGACTGCATTGTAAACTGCTGAATTGGTTAGGGCTGTTTCTTCTGTGACGGTTTCACCGGCAACGGACGTGCCCGCTAGATTCCAGATAGACGAAGACCACGCCTTAGGGTCGTTTAACCCCAACGCCTTTAAGTAACCGATGGCCTGCTTGAATCTGTTTAGTAAATTCAATTCGTCTCACATAAGTGTAAGTGCAAAAACTTAACTTCTGTGATTGCAGAATATCTTATGATTAAGATTTTTAGAAATAACGGATGGAAAATAATGTGCTATATGGAAGCATCGGACAGTTTGTTATTCCAAAGGTGTAAGTTTATTTTTTAACCGGCACGTTTCAACCGATTCACGCGGAACGCGAATAACACCGCGATACTTTTCCGCAACTAAAATGCCATGCTCAATCCATAAATAAACCGTTGACCGGGCGACACAAAAATAAGCCGCCACTTCGTCAACACGCAACAGTTCTTTGTTCGGCAATGATGTCATTTCAAAAGTTCCCCGCAGTCTTTACATATCAATACCGGCTGTTGTGCGGTCAATTCCTGTCCGGTAGGCGACACCAAAGCCGACACGGTATAAACGGCAATAACCGGCATGAAATACTTGCATCCGCAATCGCATACCCTCGGCGTCGCGTTCTTCAAGTCAACCTGTATCTGCTGCCCCGGCGCCAACGTCTTCATTTGTGGTTCCTTGCCTCCAAAATATCTCTTAACTTCGCCCATGATTTCTCCTTAGAATGCCAGCCTTTGCTTGATTTGTTCGTCTGTCAGGTCGTTGTAAATGGATAGGACGGCGCCCTTCGTGAACATCGCCCTTCCCCAACTCATAAACATCGCCACCATGCCGTCAATCTTATCCACTGCCTTTTCCTTATCAGGCGCGAAGTTCCCGTTTGCGTCTTTACGCGCCACAAGGTTATCCGCGTTCCATCTCAATACCGGATGGCCGCCATGCCTGATCTGCCCGGACATGAGTTTAACCAGTAGGTCTTTCATTGGCTCATTGAATGTCTTCGGCCCCTGCCGACACTCCACCATCTGAAAGCCGCCATCGTATCCCGACGGATTCAGTTCGTTCATAATATCGGTAGCCGTAGCCTGGGCATTCCATGAGTCGAAGCCTATTTCCCGAAGGTCATATAATTTCGCCGCCTCGAATATGTCTTTCTTGATCCAGTCATAATCGACTACATTCCCCGGCGTGGCCGTGATAAATCCCTGCTTCGACCAGATGTCATAAGGCACCTTATCCACGCGCGCGCGTTTCAAGATCCCCTCTTCAGGGCAATAGAAGTGAGCAAGGCAGTCATACGGATCACCTTCGTTTACCGGCGGGAAAATCAACACAAATGCCGCTAGGTCGTTTTTAGACGCAAGGTCAAGGCCGCCATAGCAAGGCCGCCCTTTAAGCGATTCCAGGTCAATAGGTGCATTGCAATTATCCCATTTGTCCATAGGAATAAACCGCGAAAGGCTTTTAATGGGAATATTAAGCCGAAAACGGAGGAAGTTCTGGAAGTCGGCGGGATCGTTCTTCGCCTCTTCATAGTCCTGTCTGATTTTATCAAGGGTGAATATCTGCCCCAGGGACGGATTGACACGTTTCCAAAGTTCCTCGTCCGCCGGATCGTCTTTCTCGGGATCAGCCAGATACAGGACGGGAAGAAAGCGAGGGTCTTCAATTATCCCGGCCTTGACTTGTTGCGCCCTGGTGCGGAGTTTCCACCAGATTGAATTTTTGTCATAGATGCCGGCGGTGGTCATGGCAAATACAAGTTGCTGCGATCTGGCATAATCCGTGCCGGATGTCAGAACATCCCAAAGTTCTGAATTTGGTTGTGAATGGATTTCGTCAAATAGAATGGCGCTGGGTGAAATACCATGCTTGGTATAACTTTCAGCAGATAAGACCTGATAAAATCCGTTGTTTTTGGGATAGATGATCCGCTTGCGCGAGTCCAGTATCTTACAGACCTTTGACAGAATCGGACTGTTGCGTACCATCGCCGCGGCTGCATTATAAATCAAACCGGCCTGTTCACGATCCGCCGCCGCGCCGTACACTTCCGGAGCGCCTTCACCATCAGCGCAAAGCATATAAAGTGCAATCGCCGCGCCAAGTTCCGACTTACCATTCTTCTTTGGAATCTCGACAAACGCCGTTCTATATTGCCGGAGCCCGTCATCGTTCACCGTACCAAACAGAGGCGATATAACATCTTCCCATTGCCACGGCAAAAGATTGAACTTCTTACCGGCCCATTCGCCTTTACTGAAGCTGAGGTTTTCTATAAATGTTTTAACTCTTAATGCCCTTGATTCATCGTAACCCATCAGTCCAGCAAATCCTCCATTTCGTCTTTTTGCTTTTTGCTCTTCAACATCAGATTCCCGATCTTCGCCAGTTGCATGGATGACAGGCCGAGGTTCTGGCTATACTTATCAACAAGGCTGCCCATCTTATGTTGTGCATTGAAATACGGATTATACATCGCGCCTCCGTCCGGCCCCTTGACGATGATGTTTCCCGTTTCGGCCATCTTTGCACAACAAACCAGATATTGCGCCCAGGCCGTGGCGAGTAGTTCCAACTGCATGGAATTGGCCGCCGTAAACAGGCCATAGTTTTTAAGAACCTCCGCGATCTGTTTCCACGCCTTCCGTTCGTCTTTATTAAACCTCGCCGGGCAGCGCGGTTTTAAATCCTTCTCCGGCTTCGGCTCTAATTCAGCACGATCCCTTTGGTCGTCATAGAGTTTCCCTTTTTCCATCTCAAGCAATGCTGTCGGTTTACACGGTCGCGCCATTATAACCTCTTGATCTCAATCCCCGGAAACGCATCGGTCATGCGCACAATAAAAGGCTTGCATTTGTTTTTATTGCATGGCATAATTAAGCTATGAAAAACACCCAGCAAATAAAGACGTGTGAGATTTGTGGAGCGGAATATAAAGTCAAAGCATATCGCGCCCCATCTTCCCGATATTGCAGTAAAGAATGTTGGTCTCATAGGAATCCCCCGGTTGAAAAACTTTGTGCATGGTGCGGAAAGCCCTTTACAAACCCCAATAAATCCGCCGTGTTCTGCTCGCGTTCCTGCGCTGGGCGTCCCCGTGTAGGAGCAAAGGCCGGTGCATGGAAGGGCGGGCATAGCCTCAACAGGAGTCGATCCGCTGCCAAAGGCGACCTTGCCAAGTGGCGCATTGCGGTTTTCGAGAGAGACGGATTCAAGTGTCAAAAGTGCGGGAACGGCGGTAAGTTCCACGCCCATCATGTTGAATCCGTTGCCGAGCATCCCGAAAGAATTATTGACGTTGATAATGGAATCACGGTTTGCATCCCCTGCCATGAGGCCATACACGGGCACAAACTGAACGCCCCTGCGCAATATCCGAAGCATTGCGTTAAATGTGGAAAACAAACCTCTGGCCGTTCTATTCATTGCCGTCCCTGCTCCATAACTATTTCTTGGGCTTCTGGCCATCTTCGATCCTTACACCCGTTATCCCGAACGCATCCTGCATCCTCTGCAATATAACACTGCAATATTCTGGCGAAATTTCCAAGCCCCTGCATTTCCGGTTTAGGTTCTGCGCGGCAACCATCGTGGTGCCGGAGCCAAGGAATGGGTCGAATATGGAATCGCCGCCAAGCCTCATCATGGTATCCGTAACCATTCCGATTAGCTTAACCGTCGGATGTCCGCCAACATCTTCCTTGAAATTTGAGCTGTTATTGTAAATCATGGTATCGTGAAGGTAAGGGTCGATTTTTATATATGGCGGATTCCCCTTGCTAAACAAAAGGATGGATTCCGATTTAAGTATCCAGCCTTGCCAAGGGAATGTAATATCGTTTGGTTTATAGAGTGTCAGATAACGCTTAAACTTCCATCCATCATCTTCAGCATACCGCAAAACGGTATTGAATAGGCGCGTCGAATGGAAGCAAACAAAATGAGCATCATCACACGAGGCCGACAAGGTTAATGGAATCCATTTTTTATTCCATTCCCTTAACTCGTTTTCAGACAAATCATCGTTTGCTATCCCCTTCCCGATCCCATACGGAGGATCAGTAAACACCATATCCGCCCTTTCTTCGCCCATAACCCGCCCCACGTCCTCTTTTTTCGTTGAGTCGCCGCACAACAGCCGATGCTCCCCTATCCGCCAAAGGTCGCCCAATTTAACGCCCCAGGTCTTATTTAGTTCCTCCGCCCGGTCAATCTGCGGTTCAGCGTCGGCAGGCTCTTTATCTGATTTCAGCCAATCCTCCGGCAAGTCAACACCCCAATCCGCAAGGGGCAGGTCTGACCATGAATTCGCCAGTTCCTCAAAGTTCCATTCGCCATAGGCGGCGTTGTCTTTAATAACAAACTCCCGCTTCTGCTCCTTTGTCAGGCCGGTCACTATCGCCACGGTTGCCTCCCCAGCCCCCGCCTTACGCAGCGCCAGCGTCCTCATGTTACCCCCAAGGCACGTCATCGTCTCGTCAACGACTATCG